GGGGTCTCTACCATTTCCTGCTCAACTATCTCTACTTCATCGGGGGCCACCAGCATCTGAAGTTCCATCTGACTGAGGCCGTAGTACTCCTCACGGACTTTCTGTACTGTGTCGTCCCACCACGCTTTAACCACACCGTTCTTCTGGAGCAGGCCGTCAGTAATCCACTGGTAGAGGACTTTGAAGCCCTTGTTCTTACGGTTGAGGATGTAGTTGATGTAGTCAGTTGCTTGTTCTGCCCACTGTACGTCAGCTGGGGTCTCCGGCTCAAAACGTACTGTGTCACCACCACTGGCGAATATCTTCATCAGTTCAGGCTTAATCCACTCAATGGTGTCCAGCACCTCACGGGTGCGTACATTGGACTGACCCTCTTGTTCGTCCCCGTAGGGTTCCCCAAGGTAGTACTCCATCGCTTTGACACGCTGGTCGGTAAGTTGACTTTGGTCGGCTGACTGAGCGTTGGATAACTCGTGGTCAACTGCCGCCAGAAGCTCCTCTTCCTTTGTAGCCTTACTTTTACGTGCCATTGATTAATCCTAGGTCGCGCCAGCGAACTGGCTTGTGTTAGACAATTGTGAGGCCACCGTAGGGCATCTTCTTGTTAAATCCGTAGCGGCTGTACCCTGTGCTACGTGACCCGTTGGGGATTTCAGCGAACCTGAGGGACTGGAAGGCATAACGGGTGGCTGACATCAGGTCATCGTCCAGTGCGTGTATCTTACCCTCTTCCCTGTGGTACATACGGTATTCATCGAACCATTCCCTGCATGTCTTGAAGACCTTGAAGCGGCCCTCCTGCATGGCTTGGTGCATGGCGTTGATGCCCGGCTCTACCTTGTAGTTGCCTGTGCCTTTCTCACCCGGGGCCATAGGGTTGGTGAAGTACAGGGGGAGCATCTGTACCCCCAGTTGTCGGTACTGGTCTGCCATAGAGACACCACTACCTTTCTCATGTATCATCCCGTCATGGGGCCAAGCTACGGGGCACTCTTCCCTTGCTCTGATTGCTGCTGCATGGATAGCAGCCGTCGATATTCTTTGGCGGTAGCAGTCGACCACGTAGACGGTATCTGAGTCTCTGTCCCATCTAAGCCAAACCACTGCTGTAGGGTGGTCCCATCCAAAGTCGATGGCAGCAATGGCAGGCCAGAAATCCGGTATAGGGAAAGGGTCGATAACAAGCTGCTCTTCTGCGACTTGGAAAACAGGGCCACTACCAAAGACAGGGATACCCTTTGAGCGCATGTCACGCTCGTGCTCACCATAGACCGCAAGTAATTGTTCTTTGACGGCTTCAGTAAGATGGGGGGCATCATCCCATGTTGCCTGTACCAGAGCCATTCCTGGTTTTCTGTTTTTCGTAAATTGGTGAACCACAGGTGTCACACCATCTTCCGGTGTGAACGTCATGGTCACATGGCCCCCAGTGTTCGCCGTACGTGTTATACACTGGGTGAACAAGCCGTCTGGCGGCTGCTCGTCTAGCCAAATCTCGTGCTGACTCGTCCCCATAAACTTCTTCTCGCCCTGTTCGAAGGCCTTGAAGTCTATCTTTGACCATCCGTCGAATACCCCGTTGGTGTGGTGTTTAACAAGGACCGAAGCCACTGCGTTAGGGACCTGAGCCTTTCTTGTTCTCTCTCCGATGCAGTCCCTCGGGATAGCTCCCGTTCCCAGCGCATCAGGATTTTCTGGCGTACCAAGTAGCTCGTTCTGGAGAATGTCTCTTGTGGACTCCGCCGAGACACCTGCGGCCCAGCAGTTGATAGGGTGGAGCCATTTGTGTCCTTCCCAGTCATCGGGGTACAGTCCTGTAGCGTGGTAAGCGATGTTCATGGCCCCTGAGTAGGACTTACCTACCCGGTTGGCGGCCATGAGGAGTGTCTGGGCGTTGTCTTTGCTACTGTTGAGTAGCTTACGTTGCCACGGGTAGGGCTTGAAGTAGGCAAGCTTGTTGTACTGCTGCCTCTCTTCCAGGGCTGCCTCAAGCTCGTCCAGCTCACGCATCAAATCAACTGGGTTAGCCTTCAATTGCTTTCCTTGAGTTGATGTCTACCACCGGGGCACCCATGAGCTTCTTACGGAGGTCCTCAATGCGGCCCATAAGCTGCTCGTCTGTCAGCTCTGCCTTCTGGTGTACGTGATGTACTTCCTTGGGGTCCTCAGGGAGTGCTCTGGAGAGTAGCTCTTTGGCTGCGTTGAGGCGTACCATATCGTTGGTACTGTTCCTTGCTAAGTCCTCAACCAAGGCAAGGCCCACAATGCCCAGCTCGGTGCCCTTAACGTACTTTGACAGCTCTGGCCCCACATAGGGCTGTAGCTTCCTAAGGAGGGTCTGAGCCTGTACCTTGGAGGGCTTGTACCCTACCTTGGCATAGGAGGCCTCAGCGTCACCACTACGTACATACGCCTTTATGAACTCCCT